CCCGCAAGGGGGGAGGTTTCTCTGGATACTGAGTATGCCTAGGACCTCACCTGAGTTTGTTGAAAAGGATCTCTATACTTCCACCTGGACCACATGGCCAGGCGGGGGTACAGTGAAAAACACCACTTATAGTGGTCTTGCCAGTACCTGGGGCATCTGCCCTAGTTACCGGACCTTTTCCTCGACGAACACTCCAAACTACAGAGTGTTGAAGAAGCAACGCAAGTTGCCTCTTCACCCTTACAATATGCGAATATTGCGGGTAACGGCGAGTGCGTATAATTCTCATATCCTCGACAAGTTGTCGGGTTTTGAGTACCATACGTCACAAACTTCGGCAGGAATGAGACATACCGCAGGTCCGTTCGACCTTGGAGTTGATACAAATCTCCTCTGGGCGTCGAACAAGGTCATGGTTCGTGCGGCTGACAAGCTGTCAGGGATTCGCGTTAACGTCGCTCAGATGTTTGCTGAGCGGAGTCAGACTGCGAACCTCTTGGCATCTACTGCCAGCCGTATTTACCATGCTGCCCGCGCTGTCAAACGCGCGGACTTTAGGGGCTTCACGCGAGCCCTTAGCCTAAGCAACACTGAGACGGCTCAGAAGATCGAACGCCAATTTAAAAGAGTTGCTTCCACCAAGATTGATAACCGCCTAGCCAATCACTGGCTAGAGTTACAATACGGGTGGAAACCTCTATTGAATGACGTGTTCGATTCTGCTGAGTTACTGGCTTCTAAGGCAAACGATTACGAGTTTCATGACTCGGTTCGTGTGTCCGCGAAGTCAGGTGCTTCAGGTGTGCTAAACCGCAGCGATGGCTGGGCTTTCCAAGGCACTTACAGTTATAATAATCGTGTACGTCTCGTACTCGATTATGAGCTGGAGTCTAAGGCTCGCCAGTTACTTGCTGCAACGGGGATCTCAAACCCGGCGCTCCTAGCGTGGGAGCTACTGCCCTATTCCTTTGTCATCGATTGGTTTCTTCCCGTTGGGAATTACCTCGAGAGCCTCACGGCTTTCGACGGGTTTACGCTTAAGCGTGGCACCCGATCGGTACTCAGGAAGGGCAAGGTGATAAAGAACTACACTCAATGGATTGAGTCGCCGCAGACTAGGCAGTCCTTTTCGGGGACCGCTCAGTTTGAAGAGCACGTGTACGATCGAGTTCTCGAAAGTACATGGCCTTCTTACGTGCTACAGGTCAAGTCTCCTATAGGAGGCGAACCCTTGACACGTTTTACGACAGCTCTCTCCCTTTTGCGGGTTCTTTTCAAATGATCGCGCTTGCTAAGTTCCGAAAGGCGTTTAAAGAAGCAATCACAAAATGGTTGCTTACTTTCACCGTCTTCTTCACCATTTCCATGATGAAGCTAGGATTGGCGATTATTATCGTCATCCTACTGGACAAAGTAAGTACGAGTCCTTCCTTAACCCGGTCTATTACAGACCTTTTCAAGTGAGTAAATCACATGTCTCTGCAAGCAAACCTCGTCCTCGCGGACGGACAGTCCACTCCGGTGAACCATACCTTCTCGCCGCGCGGCGCCGATTTGGCGCTCGCGACATGGAGGGACATCTCTCAGGGTATCGCGATCGGCATGCCGACCGTGACTATCAGCAATCGTGACGATACGGCCAAGGGCGGTTCTTACCGCGTCGAGGCCCGCGTCACGGTTCCTGTCCTGGAGACGATCTCTGGCGATGCCGGGGGTTATACCCCCAGCCCGAAGGTGGCTTACAAGATGTTTGGGAAGTGCGAGCTAGTTTCTCCAGCTCGTGCAACCCTTGCAAACCGGAAAGATCTCGTTGCGTTCGTCAAGAACCTGATGGCCAATGCGGTCATCAGCGAGACCTTCCAGGACTTCAACCCGGCCAACTGACAAGGGGCGATCCCCTAGAAAGGAGATCGATATGGCAAACCCTGGAAGAGGGGTCGTCATTCAGATGAAGCCCAATAGGATGCGCCTACTGAAGGATACGTTTTCGTCTTGGACGATTACGTTCTACGTCCTCTACCGTCCGGTTGAGGATGTTGGTGGTTATACCACGCAAGCCACGTTGGTTTACAACGTGATTGGCGGTAATAACGCTCCGACAGTTGAGCAATTCCTCGAGGGTCTCATACCCGAAATCGAACAGTACGTGATCGCAGCTTCGTGGACTCCCACCACCGGCACGATTCGAGAGAACGTCGAGGAGACGTTGTACTCGATTCCGTGGGGTGTCAATTGGGATCAAGCCACGAAGCGTGTTGATCTGTACATGAACGGTCAGCATGGTCCCATGATTGTGTCTCGTAACTAGGGAGCTCAAATGAGAACCCTAGGTGCAGCCACTGTCCTAAAACAGCAGAAAGAGAATCCCAACATCCCTGTTCGGGGTGATAAGATGATCCGTAAGCTGTTCCTTGAACTTTGCCGATACGTCCATACACCTCTGTCGTACAAGGCTTACCATTTGTACAGTGAGGGTCGAATCGCTGAATTATTGGCGATTAAATTCGATCCTTTCTTCTATGAATGGAACGGTCGTGACGACGAGCTCCGTGGTGACTATCAGATTGTAGCTTTCTTTAAGAAATACCAGGATTTCGATCTTGGTATCGACCGCGAGAAGGCTGCATTTGAGAAGTGGCTCGGAGCTGAGGCAGTATGTCATAAGGTCAACAGTATGTTTAGACGTCGCTGGGAAGGTGTTGATCCTCCACAGCACTTTCCCGTCGAAGAGATATTACATCTCGCTCGATGGAAAATCACCGACGTTCTAAGTACTATTAAGCCAGATGATATACAGTATGTACGTGATAGGTGCAATCATGGCCCGGGTGCCGATACTCGACTTAGAAAGAGCGTAAGCTCCGCCTACGAAAAGTATCGGACACAAGGTGAGATCACACCAGCTTGTGTTTCGGTGTTCGATGAGCTCTATTCGAGCGAACCGGACATCCGTAACGACTTCGCCCATCGAGCAAAGCTCGGGCGAAGTAGCAAGCTTGCCTTCGTACCCAAAACCGCACAGGTGGATAGGGCAATTTGCGTAGAGCCTCGTTGGAATGTTTATTTCCAGCTCGGCTTTGGCAGCCTTATCTCACAGCGGCTTTCCAAGATCGGAATTGACATAAAAAATCAATCCCGAAATCAAGAAGCTGCGCGGAAAGCCTTAAGCAATGGATATTCGACCATTGACTTAAGCTCGGCCTCAGACTCGATAGCAATTAACCTTGTTATTGATCTGTTTTCAAACGCCGATCCCCTCTGGCTTGATTGGATCCTTAAGTCCAGATGTCATTCTACGGAATACCGTGGGAAGACGATCAGGCTCGAAAAGATCTCGTCAATGGGGAATGGGTACACATTTCCTCTCGAGACGCTCATCTTCTACGCATTCGCATGGGCGACGTGTCGATTCTTACGAATTGATACGCGCCCTGTGACTGTGTATGGGGATGATATTATCGTGCCTAAGGCAGCATTTTCCCAGCTCGTTGAGGCTCTCTCATGCTTCGGGTTTACGACTAACGTCGATAAGTCCTACGCATCCGGGAGTTTCTTCGAATCCTGTGGAAAAGACTACTATAAAGGCAAAGAGGTTCGACCCTTCTTCGTTAAGAAGAAGATCGAGACACTTGCACATGCATTCATTCTATACAATCAAGTTATAGAATGGGGTTCTACGCGTTTGAACGCGGAGAACTCTTTCATAAGCCAGCGCCTTTTCGCGCTTGCAGAGAAGTGTATTGCAAGTGAGATACCCCCCAGGTCACGTTATCGTGGCCCTAGGTCGCTTGGCGGATGTCTACATTCTCCTTTCGATCTGTGTTTGCCCGAAAGGGCAGGGTGTCTAGAGGGCTATTACATAAGGAACCTTACCGAGAGAACTGGTTCAAAAGACCGATTCTCGTTCGAAGGCCACTTATACAGTAAACTCTCTTCTGATGTCAACTGTCGAAACCGGGTCATTGACCGCGGCAAAGTCAGTTGGCGGCTCACGAGGTCATTAGTTGCACGGTTCGATGACCTTATCATAGTATAAGGCTTGCAACTAAGGTGTACTTTGGTCGGCGTAAGCCGACCAAACTCCCGTCGTGTGGCGGGTGGTTGGACATTTGTCCAGTGGGGAGTCTAGCGTCG